CAGTGCCTGCTCAACCTGGGAAAGGTTTTTACATACAGCGTCTTGAGCGTCAATCTGTCTTTTGTGTTCTTCCTTGACTTGAATATGGAACTCTCGGGCCTGTATCGTGTGCTCGTCTAGCGCGCGCGTACTCTTAGCAACAGCATCAACCCAGTTCTTGCGTTCTTCTGCTGCCTGTTCAAGAATTTTTTGCGAGATATTGTTTGCATGGTCGAGCGCACGCTTAATTACAACTACCATAATGCCTAAAACAGCACACATGATAAGACCGTTCAGTCCAAACTCTTTCCACAAATTGGCGTCCATAGTTGAATCTCCGGTTTTCAAAACTCAAGCACGGTTAAACCACACCCACATTGATCAGTATTGCCTGTAGCAGTAAGATTTACCGAGAATGTCGTAGACCCACTAAGTCCAGTGGCTACACCAGATAATGCCCAGGGAACCCATCGATTACTATCTATTTCAACACTTGTAAGGGTTTGTAAGCTCGTTGATCCTGATTTAAGATCAACTCCTACTGTCCCATTACCGACTGATGTCCTGGCATAACCAGTTGCTATTACAAACACTGTTTTTCCCGACGTTATTGTTTTTGTCGTATTGCAAATTTGTCCCAACGTTGTAGCGGTTTGGCTATTGCTTGCATAGCTTACCGACGACAACCCCGTGAGTGCGCTCCCATCAACAGCTGGTAACTTCGCGCTTCCGTCGAGAACAACCACCTTATTGGCTGTTGTACCTGTCGGAATACGTGCAACATCAAAGGTGCCGCTACCAATTTTTGCCGCGTCTAATGTTGGTACTTGCGCAGTAGGTAACACGCCGGTTGTGATATTGGAAGCATTTATTCCCGTTGCTTGACTAATGTCAATCGGCGGAAATTTTGCCGCACCATCAAGCACGACAATTTGAGCAGCCCCCGTTCCCGTGTTAATATTTGCGTTTGGAATCTTGCCAGCACCAGACGGAATACTCGCCAAGCCCGTTAATGCTGCACCGTTTACTTTCCCAGCGGTAGTAATAGTCGCAAGCTTTGTGTCGTTAATCGCAGCCGATGGAGAAACCTTTGCGTCGGTAATAAGCAACGCGGGGTCCGTTCCTAAAGCAATTGCTGCAAAGTTTGCCCGAAGCCCTGCCGGTGTATCAGAAAACAACTCATTGTCTGCTGGGAACGTTGCATTCCATGCAGCATGCGCAGCGCTGCAATACAGTAAAAATGTTATAACCAAAAAAATAGTTTTCCTCATGTTATGTTCTCCCCTCTTTCTACGTGCTCTTGAATGATTGTTGAAATTCCGTTGAGCGTATCATTATCAATTACGCCCATGATCCCCATTGTTCTATATTGATTTTGAATAACTCCGTCAACGCTAAGCCGGTATTGTATCAACCCGTCTTTCACGGTCCCGTCCGGGTTCAATTCGATAATCACTTTGTTTGGGATAATCTCTGTCATGTCTATCTCCTATACTCCGTGTGCATGATAGCTGAAATCACCAGTTACGGCGGTGCCATCAAGCTTGTAAAGTTTTACAGTAAATCCGGTTGTTGAAGGAACAACGGAAAATTTATGCACGTAACCATCACCGCTGAGAATGTCGATATTGACCGACGGCGCTTCATGAAATGTTTTTGCAAGAGTAACCGCTAAACCTGTTGAAGCATTACTCACAGTTCCTGTTCCTTTTTCGTCAACGTCTGGCAAGTCAGCATAATAGTCTAAGGCTGAACATTGAATCGTCTTTGAGGTATCAGAGCGAGTCATGGTCATTTCAATCTGAAAATAACGGCACTTATAATCACCGGCTTGCCAATCACGCCACGCTGACCAAGTGGCATTATCGTCTGACGTTTTAATCCTAAAACTAACCGCTCCTGCAACTTCTTCACCGGACCAGCGAGCTGTTAGGCTATCATTGAATCGTCGTGTTGCGTCGTCATTCATACGACCGGCGCTGCTTGCATCAACCACAACAGTGTCGATTCCAATTTTAAATGATGCTACATAGCCAATATCTCGAACAGGCGTGACATACGTGCCACTTAGTTCACCAGCAGAAACTTCGAGATTATTCCCGACCTTTGAAGTATTTGTTTTTGTTCCTGCCCAGCCGGTTTGTTCAGAGTAGCTTTGAATAATATTGGTAAAGGGGATATTGTCGACGGTAATATCTCCCTCTGTTGCTGTTGCAGAATAATTGCCCGACGAATCTATCGCTTTAATCCAATACTTCTGTGACGAACCCTCTTTAAAGTTAAGCGAAATATAGCTATTGCCTTTATAGTTTGAAATAAGAGCAATACCGGACTCCCAGGATTCACCGAAGCGGATCTCGTAACCGGACAAGTCAACGTCTGCAACATCAGACCAGCCAAAATACAATCTATCGCGTGATTGATTGACTAAAAACGTTGTAACTGCTGAAGGCGGCGCTGATTTACCGGCAAGCGTTATTGTCGATGTCTGGCTTAATGAATCTGGCTGCTCAACGCCTAAATATGAGATAGACGCAACGCGTATCTTGTATGAGCTGCCATCATTTAATCCGCCCATTATTGCAAAGTGCGTTCCGTTTGTTTCACCGACATTGCGGTAACTATTCCCGGCGTCGTCTGATAGATATATGCGCGCGCGCGAGTAGTTCACAAGACTGGCTCCAACGAGCGGCCTGTTGAACCATACGTCAATTACGTTTTCAATGGTTCCATCGCCTAACTTTACAAGGCGCTCGGTTGTCGTTAAGTCAGTAACAGACGGGACGGTAATATCAAGTGCTGAATAATTATTGTCTGGCAACTGAATGTCTTCAGTGTCATAAACGCTTTCCAGATATTCAACTGCCCCGATCTCAACCTCATTCTCTCCGTACCTTTTAATACTTGTTACGCGGAACGGTTTGACTGTTGTCTCGCCGATGGAGTAAACATCGTATGCCTGCGGTATCTGGCTAAACGCAACTGAAACATCGACAGCGCTTACGGTTCCCGCTGCTGTTGTAATAGTGCGCTCTTCCATCGTGTCGTCTGCAAAGCGAATCATGATTTTATATGTTTTACCACTCACCAACGTAATAGCTTGGTCAAGGTGAATGTGTGTTGTTGAATTGCTGGCATCTGCTGCTACGCGCCCGGAACCGATTCCCCAAGCTGGCACGTCATGCGCCACGTTGATAATATCGCCAGCCTGGCATGCAATAGCGTCAATCCCTGCGCGCAAGGTAACACTCCTATGGATATACTTTGCAAGGTTAAGGGCGTATTTACCCTCGCGAATACACTGGCTTACGCGTGTGCAAAAAAGGCGTAATTGTTTTTTTCGTAAAGGATTCCCGGCATTCAAAGACGACTCGTCCATTATTGCGATTGTTTCTTGTTCGTAGTCTTTATCTTGGTCCATGAATTGAACCTCGATACAATTTGGCATTTCGTTAATGGACTTCCACGATTGCGTGAAGCTGCTTTCGATAATGTTTCCCATACCAAACATCTGCACCGCGATGTCTTCCTTATCGATTTTTAACTGAATATCACCGCCCGAATAAAACGGGAATGCTCTGAACGTTGCTGAAAGCTGCGTTATAACATCAAGCGCTTTTGACGAGCTATCAATTACCACGTCAAGTCTGAATCGCTTCTCATAACCACCGTCACCGTTTGATACTTTTTCTTCGCAATACTTCGCCATCTCAAGCAGTTTTGCGCTATCCATGATTGCGCTCGTTATATAGTCACCTAAACCATATCGCGTGTTAGTCAATAAATCCTTCATGCACCAGATAGGATTTGCGCAGAAGCGCGCAACGTATGTGGTCCCGTCCCATGAGAGCACGGTATCGTCTGCAAGAAGCTTCCAGGCTGATGCGACCGGGTCCCAGTAGTAATCTTCCCAGTCAACTTCAACCGCGCCATTCATAATCTGTGGAATAAGTATTTTTCTACCTTCAACCAGCATCGTAAAGTTTGGTGTGCTGCCGCTTAACTGATCAGTTGCCAATGCTTCAATGCCAATAAGTGCAACATTCGGATAAATCAACGGTTCGTTCTGGGTTATTTCGTCAATGGAAGCAAGATATAAATCTCCCGTCATTTGCGGGGATAATGAGCTGTCAACCGATGTACGAGTGATTTTAATGTCATACTGGCCAGCGGTAAGGCCGTCTTTTCTAAAGATGCGCTTTAGGGCGTTGCGTGATGTTCCGCTTATTGTAGTGTCCCCTAAGTCTGTATAGGAACCCGCAGCATGAAGCTTGTATTGCACGTTATAGGTAACTTCCCAGGCCTGCACAGCACCGGACGAAGCATTGATTTGATATAATCCGCTAGGCAATGAGAACGTCAACTCAAATGCTTCTACCGCCGAAGAAACTGTTGTATACGTATGCACGGCACTTTGCAAAAGCTGGTCGTTTTTTGCAATAACGCTGTGGCTATCATTAAAATTAGCAATTACGGTTTGCGTGTTTGTCCCGTATCTCTTTGTTGTGGTAATGCCAGAGTAATTCGCTTCTGGGTTCTTGTTAATTTTCAAGTCAGTGATCGATTCAACTTCTCCCTCGCAAAGAGCAAGTAATACGTTAAGATATTGCTTGTCTCCGTCGGTACGAATGTACTGATTGATAATGTTTCCACCAACACGATGCCTTCCGTAAACAATAGGAATTGGCACACCAACAGCCTGCTGCGTGGTTATTCCGTCCCAACCATAAGTAGGCGAGCTTTCGTCAATGCCACCGTTGGTGTCGATGTTCCCGAAACTCGGCGTGCGTACTCCTGCCGTAACAGCTGAATAGACCGAATAGACCGTCGCAAGAAACATGCCAGCCGCAATAAAAGGGTGTGCTGCTACAAATGCAATAGCAGCCTTTGCAAGAGCAATAACAGCGGCAACGATCTGAACGTCCGGTGTCACAATTATCTCGTCGCCTTCTTGCAGCACCTTTGTGGTATCTTCAATGCGTTCGCCGGTAACAATAAAACGCATACCTTCCAGCTCAAAACCACTTTCTTCTAAATAATCAGCAAGAGCTTTTGATGGAACGTAGGGGGCATACTGTGTTATTCTTCCCTCTTTACTCTGAACATTCGGTATGAATTTTATGGTAATCATAGCTTGAATCGATAAAATCCCTCGACCTTGTTTTTAAAGTCCGGTATTGCGGTTACTACAGTTCCCGCTTTCCTTGAGGTATGAATAAAAAGGTTGTTATGTAAATAGACACCGGCGTGATTGCAGACTCCGTGTGCATTTTTAAACAATACGACATCTAAAAACTTTGGCGATTCAACCTTTTCCCATTGCTTATAATAATTCTCAAGGAAATAATTCTTGCCTTTTGCTCCCCAGTTTGCCGGGTATTCTTCGTCAATATCGAAAAGCTTGATTGCACAATCTGCGTAGACACACACAATCAATCCGTAACAGTCCAGGCCGGTAATGTCACGCCCGCGGTGTTTGAATGGTACACCGAGATATTTATCAACTACGTCTTTATACATAGACCCTTTGTGATGGTATCGACGGGAAACCACCATACCGTGCAATGTTGCTCATAACGGTTTTGCATGTTACCTTGCGCTTGTCGCAGACTGTTTCTGCTCCTGCGTACGCGCATTCAGTGCCTTTAAATTTCCACCGGCAGTAATTGCGATAATAAACTCCTACCGGAAGCGAGACGTCAAGCAAGTCAAATTTACTGGTTAATTGAAACTCGACTGTCTCTTCTGTGGCTGTATAGTTGTCAATGTAGAATGAGAAGTCAAGGTATGCGTCGGTGTCAGCGAGTTGATCTGCCCAGACAATCTTGACCGTGACTTTCTTGCCGCGTAAATCGTAAAGCTCTAAATACCCTTGAATCAATCGGCTGATGTTTGCAACCGAAACCGTCAAAGAGTCTATTTCACTTGAGGAATTTTCAGAGAGCTCGCTGTGCTTAATCGGGAATTTCGTGTACGTAACGCTGTCAAACACAACGTCTGCGTCAGACTCGGCAAGGTATAAATTATTGCCTGCGCCATCATAATTGAATATCGTGTATAGATAGATGGGGCGATTCTCTTGCTTGTTCTTCTCGGTCTTCGTTGTGCTGTTGATATTGAGCGTCATTTTACTTGTACCAGGGTAAATGAGACGGTATATATTCCATAGGCGACATAGGTCGTCTTGAAACTGTCCTCTTTAAACCGTACCGTGATGGTTGCACCGGACACTGGGTGCGTCCATGAGAATGAAGCATATTGCCCAAGCTTAGTATTGAAAAGCGTATACAACGCGTTCATGTCAGCCGCGCTTTGGTTGTTGTAGGTAAGCTCATACTCGGACAAACCAGTCAACCATTTAGCCCGTCTTTGCTCTGCGCCATTCTCAAACTTTGAAACGAGAGTCTTAAATTGCAACGTCTCAACGAATCCATAACCCGGCTTTAATGTTAGGTCAGACATTTTTCACCACTCCTCGCAATCCGGTATTTTTACGAAGTGCGTTTGCGATAATCGCTTCAATGGTTTTACTGTTGCGCATGAGGTCTTGCGTGTCCCATGCTTGAATTACAACGATAGGCTGGTTTGTGACGCTGCCACCGCCTATGCCTTCACCGGCATTGAGCCGGTCAAAATTATTGCGGCCCAGAGCACTCATGCCCTTACGCGAGAGAACCCCTTCGCCTGTTTGGGCCACAATGGGAACTTCGTCGACTGCAAGGCCGCTGTGCGCCTTGATAATCCCGCCTTGATGGAAGAATTTACCGAAAGATGGGAAGGCTGCCCCGATGGTTTTAACCAGGATAAACTTTGCCATTGCCTGCGACAATATCTGCAAAATCTGCTTCCCGAAGTCTGAGAATACGGTTTTTATGTTGCTGAGTTGGCCGGTAAAGACATTGAAGAATAGGTTGCCGAAGGCTTGTGACATCGCCTGCGCTGTTCCTTGTGCGACGGCTTTTAAGGCATCGAATTGCGGAACGAGGTCGGGAAGTGTAAAGCTCTTACCCAGGTTATCAAATAATTTCGGTAACTTTTCGAGATCCTCAACAATGCCAGACAAAAACCCGGTTGCTCCCGGCTTATTAAGAGCATCAAACTTCTCCGAGAATGTCGTCATTGTCTTATCACTTGCCACTCTTAAATCGTCAAGCGCTTGCTTTGCCGACTGTAGCTCTGGGATCGTGTCTTTAAAATACTGCCCCATGAAACCAGGCAAGTAAGAAAGTAAGGCATTGAGTTTAATCATTGCCGTGTATACTTTTTCAATAACACCTAAAATAAACGAGAATAGAGTTGTCAGTCCAACAACGGTCGCATCAAAGAATCTTTCAATTGAATTAAGCGCCTCAATAACAACAACGCGTATCTGTTCCCAGTATTTTGCAAAGACTGCTATTAAAGCGATACCAACTAAGATTGCCGGGTTCTTAAACACAATCGCCATCACCTTTGCGATTGCTGCCCCAGTGCGCATAACGGTACCACCAACGGTAAGCCAGATACCGCCTAAGAGCGCCATGTTTAAATAATGTTCACGCACAACTGGGTCAAGTCGCTGGAACCATTGCACAAGACCAGCAAGTGTGTTGGCCAGTTTATCAATCACCGGGAGTACAGCCGTTGCGACCGTGACTTGCAATTGCAAGAGTGACAAGGTGAACTTGTCCATTGTCGCTTTTGCCTGTATCGAATACGTTGAAGCAGTATGCAGCGCAACACCGAATGCGCCGGTTACGGCAGACCCCAAGTATTGCATGTTGATACCGGCCTGGCGCATTTGCCGGGAAAGTCCATCGAGATTCTCGCCAATACTTTTGATTGACGTGTTAAGTTTAGCGGCGTTAACGCTGAACTGGTCTTTGAGTCGAACTAATATGTTAATGTCCTGGTCGGCCATGTCTTTCCTTCTCCATAAACTTCCCCATATACCCATCAATCAAAATCATGGACTCAATAAACTTCGCTGTTTGGTTCATATACCCGCCTGCGTTTGGTAAATGCCCGCCTCGCCATTGAACATACGCTTGTATGTATTCTTCTGTTTTGCTATCAACAAACGACCTCGGGCAGTTAAATACTTGATAACCCTCAATCGTTACCGCTTCCGGTAATGATTCTACACACCCGCGAGCCTTCTGAAAGAACGCCGTACACTCACGGCAGTCGGCCTTGTTGACAATTGACCAAACTGCCATTATAAGTTTTTTACTTCCGTCTCCGACAAGAAGTTGAACTGTACGATTGCTGCCATGATCTCAATCAATGCCGAGTACGGAATCAGTTGCACCGCGTAATCGTCAACCACGTCAATGTCAACAGATTTTCCAAGACGCTTGCTGTAGATATTTTTAATACTCTTGAGCCCAACACGCACAACATCTTGCGCGCGCTCTTGAAGTTTTTGAATATCAATTGCTCCCGTCTTATCAATTGCATCACCAAGAAGCTTCGTCTTGTCTTTGTGCAAAAGGTTCTTAATGATGTATACCGTTGGATTCTCTGTGTCGCCTTTGCAAATAAACTCTTTCACTTCTTCGTTGTCAATACCAATATGCATGGTTCCTCCTGTCTTGCCACGTCGGGCTTATTCAAACTTCAAGTTAATTTCGTCGTTTCCTGTGCTTCTATTTAAGTGGAACGGAATATCGTCAACTCCAACTCCTTCACGCGCTCCGTCGGTGATTTTATCAATCGACAGCTTCGGTGCAGTGATAGTGAGTTTGTTTCCGCTTGCGCTTCCAATAACCACGCTTAATGCTCTCTCGGTTTGAGCAAGCCAATCAGCTGCATAACCGTATATTGCCTGGGTTACTTTCTCCGGGTTCAACGATCCGGTCGGTTTTCTGCCGGTTATCAAGAAGCCCTTTACGCCAGCCGCAGAGCTGATGTCGTCTTGTTTCACGATATTGTTTCCCATATCAATATCGATTTTCTGAACAACAAGCGATGTAACACCGTTCAAGCTTAATGCAGAGCTTTCAACAATCGGCGGTACGGTTGTGTCATACTGTGGTGCTGATGGAACAGCAACGTCTGTCGGTGCATTGTAAAGACCCATGAATCTAAACCCGAACTTTTTAATCTTTCCAGCTTCTATGCCGAATGTTACGTTCCCGCGCGCACCAGTGACTTTGTTCAGACGTGAGCTTCCACTATCTTGTAAATCATAGACGTATAGCGTGACCGACTTCATTGTCCCAGATGCCGGTGTATACACGACACTTGAACCAGCAGAAGCAACCTCATTGAAACCGCATGCTTCAATAAAATCACCCAGTCTTCCCGCGGTTCCTTTAGTGCCCGACCACTTCATTTCAGCGTCGAAGGAAACCTCAACCCAACGCTGGCCAAGCTTCGGCGTGGTCGGTGAAAGGTCGGCATTCAAAACGTTACGCTCAAGCAATTCTCCCTCGTAATTGACCTTGAGATTTGAAACTTCGATTGCATTCGCTGCAACCGTAGGCACGCTGTCAGTGCCGTAGGTACCTTCTTCTTTTCCCAGCAGTATTCTTGTTAAATCCCTAAACATGTGACTCTCCTTTGTTATGAACGCGTCCCTTTGGTTTGTCTGTAAAGTATCTCAACCGTTATAATGATAAATCGCGCTGGGTAATCAACACGCCCCATGTCTACATTGACTACGCGAGAATGAATAACACCGCTTGAAAGTCCAAGCTGTCTGTCTGAGTCAAGGGCTAGCTCAATGTCGTTTAGAAGGTCGAGGATTCCCTTGTCTGTCGCATCACCGGCGATCTGCTTGTCTTTATTAGTGCACCGAATAACGCCAATAATATTGACCTTCATTGCCATGTCTTGCCGCGGGTAGACGTTCTCTACCTCGTTGATGTTTGTCGGCTCTATAATGATGCATGGAAACTCGGTAACGCTCTCCCGGTCGCCCAGGAAAACGTTTTTTACATAGCTTATCTGCGCGCTGTTTTCGAGTTGTGTTTTGAGTGCGCTCAGTATGTCTGCCGGTTTGCTCATGATGCCATCTCTTTCTCAATTACGTTCTTTGCTATCTGGTCCAGGATCGTGCTTTTCCCTGTGCTCATCTGACGAACTGTTGTTGCCATATATCTGAATGCCGGTATCTTGACGCTTCGTTTGAGTACGAATAGTGGCGTTAGTTTTGACGTCTTGTTCCCGGTAACGCCGTAAATAATACCGTCTAAAATTACAGAGGTTGTGTATGGCGTCATGCCATTCATAACATCCCGCGCGCTGAACCGTGGTGCTCCTGCTGATGTTTTCGCGGCGCCTAGCGGGATGGTTAAGTATTGACCGCTTACCGGGCGTATAGTTCCACCGTCTTCAAGGATATTGGCGTATGTGACGCGCTTACCGTTTCGTACGCCGCTTCCTATCATGGCTTGCATGGCCCATCCTTCCCCTGAAACCCGGCTTTGTATGCTGCTGCGTAACCTTCCGGTGCGTACCTTGAGTATCTTGTTTGACACGTTATCTTGGAGCTGGTTTGCCACTTCCATAGAAAACCGAGTAAATACCTTTTGCATCCCGTTTTGTATCTTGCCCATCTTACGGTAGATATTATTAAACTCGTTTTTGTTTATCTCTATCTCGATCATATCATCCTCTGGTAACGGTCAAGTATGACGTACGCGTCCTTCTTGAGGTAATACGGCTTACTGCCGATGTCTTGGCCCACTGTTGCGTTAATCGCTGCCTTGAATGCTAGGTAATAGGACGAAACGAGCATAATTGCTGCCTGCTCTAAATCTTGCGGCATGGTTGTGTACCCTGCGTTATAGACGACCTGGATATTCTGTACACCTCTTGAGAAAATGCTCCAGTCAAGAGTTAGGATGCCCGACTCTGCGTCAAAAACATAGTCGTCGGAATCAATCAGCGTGTCGCTTAAAAATGCCCTGTCCAGGTCATCGTGCACCGATGTAATAGAGGTAATCGGGTACTGTTTTAATTGCATAGATTGACAGCCGTTGCCGTCATATTTCTCGGTGTATGTCGCATCTGCAAACTTTCTCCTGCAGTATGTTTCTGCTTCATCGGTTACGCGCGCAATCAGACTGTTCAGGTATGCGTCGTCATCGGTGTTGACAATACTCAATGCTGTTTTTACGTTTGCAAGCGTTGTGAGTTCTGATCCGGTTAATCCGGCCGGTGCTGCCTGTCCTACGGCGTTCAAGACCTGTACAAACTTGGTGTCGAGCGTTTCGTCGTTGACGGTCACAACGTAGGTGTCGGATGTAGGCGGGGTGAATGATTGCTTCCAGAGAATGTCACTGACAAACGTCATGCTCCCGGAATTGGCTGCGTTCTCAAAGATAAGCGTTGAAAAATTCCATGTGTACCCGTCGGAAAGTCTTTTAATGGTAACGCTTACCGTGTCACCTACGACGCTTGTCGGTATTGCCTGGACAATCCAAAACAGGCTATTTACATTGATATAGGCAAGGTTGTCCATTATCGGTTACTCCTTATCATCTTCTCAATCCCGTTATAATCTCCGCCGTCTTTCGTCGCATTCGTGTACTGCGAAATCTTATCCATCAAATAACCGGCTGTTCCTTCGGTATAAGCTCCCGGTAATGCCGTAATCCACGGGTCCCCTGCTGCACCAGCGCCTTTTAAATATGTCCCGGCTTGTCCTGCTGTTGAGTACCCAGAAATCGTATAATTCCAAATATCCCCAGCCGTCAGCGTCCCGCCACCGACTGTCGAGACTTGCGCGTCAAGGTACAATCCAAACGTGCCCGCATTCGTGTGTCCGGTGCGCGTGATGTTCCATACCGCGTCACCAATACTGGCACGCTCTGCCGGTGCAAGGCTGTATCCGGTCTTATCGCTTACCGTGCTTACGGTATATCCTGTCTTGTCATTGTTTGTGGTAACAGTAACGCCACCCGTAATCGTCCTTGTCGCATTGCCCCAAATATTATCGACCGTAATATCATTGAACCCGGTTATGCCGGTTCCTTTGGCAAGGACAATGTTCGTTCCCGCGGTCAAGAGTCTCGTTGCAACGCTCCACACGCCGCTATAATCTGACAAAGTGCGGCTGGTTGCGTTCCATACATCGCTTGCCACCAGGGAGCTTCTTGTCGATATTTTGGCATCGATATTGTTTCCGATGATATATCCCGCCGTCCCTGCGCCGTATGCGCCCGGCAATGCCGTTGTCCAGGGGTCGCCCGCGCTTCCTGCGCCTTT